GAAGAAATAGAAGAAGAGACAGATGATGACCTCGACTAACTTTATTCCCAAAGATACAAAGGTAGCTACCCAGAACTTTAAGAATAAGGTAAATGAACTTACCAGACAAATCTTAAAACCCAAACCCCGTCTAACAGGGAGTGAATGGGCAGAGAAATATTATTATCTATCTCCTGAGAATAGTGCAGAACCAGGCAAGTACAGTTGGCAACGGATGCCGTATCAAAAAGAGATATTAGATGTAATGTGTGGGGATGATTATCGGGATGTAGTCCTAATGACCTCTGCTCGTGTGGGTAAGACCACGGCGATGATGACCACTACAGCATATTATATGGCACAATCTCCTTCGCCTATTATGTGGTTATTACCCACGGAGACAATTGCCAAGCAGTTCTCAACGAATGATATAGAACCGATGATACGCGACAATCCTGATCTTCGGCAGCTCGTTATGCAGCGCTGGACGCGTGACGGTGGCAATAATCTTTTATCAAAAAGGTATATTGGGGGAACCTTGACGATGGTGGGTTCGCAGAACACAAGTGGGTTGCATGGTAAAACTATTCGTGTCTTATTAGCAGATGAAATTGATCGCTATGGTGAAAACAATAAAGATGGAGATATTCTTGACTTGGCATCGGTGAGAACCACCACCTATCAGGCAAAAGCAAAAAGAATTTATAGTTCTACTCCAACCATTACCGATATATCCCCAATAGAAAAAAAGTTTAAGGAAAGTGACCAACGCCATTACTATGTTCCATGTCCGGAATGTGGGCATAAACAAGTATTGGTGTGGGATAATATCAACTATAAAGCAAATCCTGAAGAACCAATCTATGTTTGCCAATCGTGTGAGTATGGTATAAAAGAAGAAGAGAAATACCAAATGCTTCTCAACGGAGAATGGATACGACATAAACCAGATAGTAAGGTCGCAGGTTTCTTTCTTAATGCTTTATATTCGGTGAATATGACTTGGAAAGAACTGGTAGTAGAATGGCAAGCAATCAATAAGAATAGACATAAGTTGCAAGTGTTCTATAATAGTAGATTAGGAAAGTCATTCCAGCTAATCGAAGAATATATACCCGCAAACAAACTTGGGGAACGATTAGAAATATACAACGCCGAGGTGCCAACCAAGACCGAGTTATGTAATGGAGTTGGTGTCCTAACCTGTGGAGTGGATATTCAGGTCAATCGTATCGAGTGTTATGTTTGGGGTTTCGGTAAGAGTGATGAATGCTATCTCATAGATTTTAGATTGTTTGAGGGTGACACCAACAAGAATATTGTATTCCAGGAACTAACCAATTTCCTATTAAATGAAAGATATACGACAATACACGGAGCAAAGATTGGTATTCGTTCTATTGCAATCGACTCTGGTTATAATGCAAATCGTGTGGCTCGTTATGTTCGTGACCTCAAACAAATAGACCATGCGAACAGAAGCATTATGGCGGTGAAAGGTGATGCAAACTATGGGTCAGGTATATTAGAGAAGCAAGCAAAGTTCTATAAAGAAAGTGGGCAACTCTATTTCCGTGTTGGTGTTAATCCAGCAAAAGACCATATTGCAACTCTACTCAATAACCCTGACCCTGGGGAAAACTATGTGCATTTACCAATCTCCTATCCCAAGAGAATAGAACAAGAACGATATTTGGATAAAGAAACTCTTTATCAATTGACTGGTGAAAAGAAAGTTTATGAGTATAAGGGACCAAAAAGAATTGGTATGTGGAAAGCAGTAAGAGATCGTGTCGAAGCTCTGGACTGCTTCGTATATGCCTATGCCGCATTAGTCGCTCTTGGACCAGAGGTATTTTCTAAACTTGATGATTTAGCAAAGAAGGTGGCAGCTTTGGAACCCGAAACTCTTATAGAGAGTGAGGACGGACAACCCCAAGTCCAACAACAACCTGCCCAGTATAAACCTGGAATACGATTACACCAAGCAAAGAATACGGGATTTAGTATATTCCGTAGATAAATACCATTTAATAGATAAATACTTTATATTACAATCCTAACGAAATCCTAATGTTAGGGTCTTGACTTTTCCGTTCCATACTATTAGATTACACTATGTTGATACGACACGAGGTTGTATCACAACACCACCTCCTAATAGGAGACACAAATGGCAGACCGCGAGAAGATGGAAGAGAGATTGATTGAGTATATGGAAGCAGACATACGGGATATTATCGTATTTGATAGTGGAACATTTCTTATGTGGGTTGAGCATGAGGAGGGCTGGTTTCTTATGGAAACTGGAACCGACCATAGCAATCGTAAGTGGTCTTATTTTACACCAAGTGATGCGGGTGATTATATTTGTATGATTGACGATAGTGATTTGATTAGTTGGTATAACGACAACAACTATGCCTGGCAGGTGCGGGAGAACCTGCTCCAGGACGACGAGGACAACTAATATGATAAGCACAGCACAAAAAGAATGTGTATTACTAATGTATAACTACCGACCAAATCCTGTTATGGAGGCGATGTTTGGTGAGAAATGTTACAACTGGATAGATCCAGAAGCACCCTATACAATTAGCCTTGATGATGTAAAAAAGAATATTTTTTTCAGGGAGATTGAGAATATTAACGATGAAAAGAAACTGATTTCACTTATCAAATCAAAACTAAAAAAGTAATAGAGGACAACTAAAATGAACCTAACAACTTATTTGGCTCCCTATAAGACAAAGTGGTTTATTGCAAAGGCAAAGGAATGTGGCATCAAAGTTGTCGGTAGAGAACCAGCACCTAATGGTGGTGAGGTCATCCACTTTAAGAAATATGAAGGTAATAAAACTCCTTACTTTATGATTTGGACTGGTAATGGTAAAGATTATAAGTGGCACGCTGAGTTTGGGCACTGGTATGTTCCAAAGAATAAAAAGGAAGAAAAGGAATATCCACCAACAGAATATTATGACGATGATAAGTTGGAACAGGCAATAGAAAAGTATGCAAGGAATATAAAGTTAAAGATATAAACAAAAAGTCCCCGCAGAAATGTGGGGACTTTTCGTATAAAATAGGAAACAATAATACATTTTTAGATTTTTATTGTCTATTTATTATGAGAACCCTATGGGGATAAATAAATGATACAAGATTTCATTGCCGGCGACACGGTAAGATTTACTCAAAAATACGACGATTACCCAAGTAGCGATTACACATCTGTTTTATATTTTATGGGACCAACTAACTTATCAGTTAGTGGGGCAATCTCAACACCATCTACTGACCCAAACTATGTAGAAGATGGTTTCCTATACACCATATCAGCAACGCAGGGACAATACCTAAAAGGTGGAGTGTATAACTACGCTATTCGTATGAATAGTGCTTCTATGGCATTCACCGTAGAAAGTGGTGTTATAAATGTGCAAGCAAACTACGCAATACAAGCAAGTAAGGAAGCACTCTGCAATCGTATGATTGAGTTGATCGAGAAGGCATTATTAAATCAACTCTCTACAGGGGAAGCAGCAGAAAGTATTTCTATTGCAGGTCGTTCCATTAGTTTAATGAATAGAGCAGACCTCTTAAAAGAACGCTCGTTCTGGGATAGTGAAAAACGAGCACTGGTAAATGCACGACTTGGTAAGTCCGGCATCAAACAATTGGAGGTTCGTATCTAATGGCTAAATTCACCGATATATTTTTCCGTAGAAAGCCAGTAGAACAAAAGAGTTCTGTTCCTGCTTCCCGCGACCCAAAAACCAATCTACAAAAGTCCCGATTACCAGCACCCACGATTGATATTGCATTTCGTCGTGGCATCTTTGCTTCGGTCAATCAAGATTTATTATATAGTTTAGAAAGAACCCGTGACCTCTCTCGCCACCTTTGCCAGATTGATCCATTCCTCCAACGCTATATGGAGGTCATCTCTGTATTCGTCGTTGGGCAAGATGGCTTAAAAATAGAACCAGTTATTACAGGTCCAACTGGTAAGTTAGCAGAACGGGTCAATACTACAATCAAAAAGGCCTGGATGGATTGGGCAAAAGAAGCAACCTATGATACAACCAAGACCTTTAATGAGGTCGAACAAATGGTTGTAAGAACTATTGCTCGTGATGGGGAAGCATTGCTTCGTTTCGTCACAGGTAAGGATGTAAATAAATACGGATTTGCTTTACAAGTTCTTGACCCAACATTATTAGATATTAATTACAATACAGTTCTTGGGGAAAGTGATCGTGTAATCATTATGGGTATTGAGTTTGATAAGCGTGGTCGCCCAGTTGCTTATCATATCTGGAATAGATTACCAAGTGATATTACACAAATCCCAAGAATAAGAGAACGAGTACCAGCAGAAGAAGTTTTACATATCTTTGATAATGATATTCCTGGTGCAGTTCGTTCTTTACCATGGACAACCTCCGTATTAAATACTGTGTCCCGATTAAATCAATATCTGGAAGCACATTTACAAGCAGCATCCATCGCTGCCACAACGCCGTTTGTGATGACTAACACAGAACCAGACCCAGTTGGTGTGGATGATGTGGCAGTAAGTAATGCGGTGGTTCCTCAATACAAGGCACCAGAAATCAATTTGGCATATAGTCAAATATTAGAACTGGACCACGGAAAGGATTTAAAGGCATTAAACTTACAATTTCCAAATCAAGCATTTGAGCAAACAACTAATCAGTATTTAAAGAGTATTGCTGCTGGATTGTTTATCTCTTATGCAACTTTAACCGCAGACCCAAGCCAAGGCAATAGTGCAAATGTTCGTTTCAGTTCTATTGTCGAAAGAGAACATTTCCAACAAATCCAAAGATGGTTAATTAAGAACTTACATTTTAAGGTATATAAGAAATGGATTGAGAGTGCATTATTGTATGGAGCGGTCAAGCTTCCATCTATGGATGCATCAAACTATTTCGATGTAAATTTCCGTGGTACAAGACACTCAACAATTGACCCGTCAAAGGACATGCGGGCTTATATAGAAGGGATCAATAATGGATTATTCACACGCACTCAAATCTGTGCAGAATTGGGCGGTGACTTTATGGAGAACATTAAGCAACTTGCTCTCGAAGAAGCCGAAATCGAAAAGTATGGGGTCAATATTACCCCAGGCGACCCAAAAGCAGTTGATACAGCAAACGCAGAAGCCGCAGGACTTGTCGTTACGGCAAATGACGCAGAACAGCTCGCCGCGTCCCAAGCCCAAGAAGAAGCAGAGCAAGCCCAAGATTGATTAGCTTTTACAAAAGTTAATACTATTTATTATTTGTATGGATATAAAAACTTTATTAAATAATAGGTCGCACCGCACATTAGAAATCGGTAATCCAGAAGAAACAGAAGCTGGATTGCGGATTGAGATTGCTGCATCAAGTGATGTGCCATATCGCCGTCAGTTTGGATATGAAACATTATTGCATACAAAGGAAGCGGTCGATTATGAAAGAGTAGCTGCAGGTGCAGTTCCTCTTTTATACAATCATAAGAACGATGAATATATCGGTATTGTAGAAAAGGTCTGGTTAGTACCAGGTCAATTACGAGCAATTGTTCGTTTAAGTAAGAATAGTGATTTAGCAAGACAAATTGCAGCCGATATTAAAGATGGTATATTAAAGAGTATTTCTATTGGATATGAAATCAACGAAATGCGTGAAGCAGAAATGATTGATGATATTCCACAATATGTCGCAACTAAATGGACATTATACGAAATCAGCGTGGTTACTACCCCTGCTGATTATATCAAAGCAGGCATCGGTAGAAGTGAAGAACAACCACAACAAGAGGAAGTAGACATGAAGAAACGCGATTTTGGCGCAGTCATGGATATGGTTGGAACATTAACAGAAGAAGAAAAACTTACTCTTCTCCAATCATTAGCAGATGACTTAGAAGAAGTAGCAGAAGAAGTCAAGCCAGAAGTAGAAGTAGAAATGGAAATACCAGCAGAAGAAGGTATGATGGAAGAAACTATGATGGAAGAAAAAGAAGGGTATATGAACCCTTCGATGGAAACATCAGAAGGTGAAGCAACACAAGAAGAAGAAAAGGTTATTAAGAAA